AGCCCTTGATCGACAGCCTACGCTGCCCAAGGTCGCCACCAGCAAGTGCGCTGGTCACATCATCTTCCATCCCCGACAAATATGCGGGGACACCACCCTTAAACAAAGTCAGTTCGCTCATCTCTATATCTCCTTAAAGGTCTTGGTCAGGGTTGTTGAACATTTCTTTTTGTTCTTCCATCTTCTTCTCAAATCGCACGTTATTCGCCTTGCGAAGGTGCTCATCCACCACCGAAATCTTGAATCGGTAGGTATTGCCGACACGCAGATACGCTTCTTGCGGAAGCATCTTGGTACGCATCCAAGCGCGGATGGTAGAAATAGAAACCAAGTAGTGGTCGGCTACGTCTTGAATGGTGACGTACTTGTCGTCGTTCTCGCTCATCAGTTTTTCCTTACAGTAATGGTAAATTCGCTATCCACGTTCAGCCCCGGTGGAAGCAAATCGGGGTTCTGCTCAAGGAAAGTTTTGGTATTTCCCTGATGCAGACGTTTCTCAAGAAGTTCGGGCACGTTGTTCTCGACAACGAACTTACCCATCGCCTCCCAATCGTTCGTCCAATACCGTTGCTTGACGCTACGGTAGAACATCCCTGCGCCAGTACGAACGCTCTCGATGTTCTGCTCTTTGCAGTACTCAAGCAGAGCCATCTTCACCCGCTTCATGCTCTCTTCAACTTGCTGGAGCGCGGCTTCCTGTTCTTGAACAAGTTTGTCTCGCGCTTCACGCATCTTCAAATACACCTTCACCAATTTCTCAGGGGGCACTGAACCCCCGGCAGGTGCTGCCGTGTCTTCCATCATTCTCTCCCAAGTTGTGGAGCCTACAGTCTAACGCTGTTTTTTAGGCTAGTCAAGCAATTGTTTATAAAGATCGACAATTTGTGTGTGTACTTTGTCTTTCGTATCTAGCATCTTGTACACATGACGTTCGGCGTTCGATCCTTGTAGTCGAATCACCGTTGTGGGGTGTCGTTGCCCCGCCCGATGGACTCGGGCGTTCGCTTGTGCGTATGTCTCTAGCGAACTCGTTGGCCCCCACCACACCACCGTGTCTGCCGCAGTCAGGGTCACCCCGTGTGCAGCGGCTTGTGGTTGGATGACCAGTATGCGTGGATCGGGGGACTCTTGGAACCGTTTGAAAATTTCGGTACGTTTGCCAGCCGACACTTCACCATTGATGATCTCCGCAGTGTATCCATCCGCTATAAGTTTCTCGGTCACGACCTTGATCGAGTTGCGGAAGGGGACGAACACTAACACCTTGTTCGCCGCCTCGTCAATGACTTCCTTCAGTACGGCGTAGCGATTCCTGATGTCGAACTCGACAGTCTCGCCCGTGTCGGAGTACACCGCACCGCAGGATAGTTGCAACAACTTGCTCAGATTAACTGCGGCGTTAACGGAAGTGATTTCTTCGCCCGCAGCCTCGATGATCATCTTAGATTTGAGTAACTTGTAATACCGTTCTTGTTGTTTGGTTAGGGCTACCGTGCGATCCACATACGTCATCTCTGGCAGATCGAGGCACTCTTCTTTGGTAAACCGGATTGCTGGCTGTAGCGCGTTGAACACCGTGGTCGTTGCTGTCTCTTTGGGAATCCATCTGAACTGCGTGGCCTTGTACATGACCATCTCTTTGAAGGACGTAAAGAATCGCGGCACTCCCATAGGGTTAATAAGTTTAGCCAGACCGAAAGCATCGACGGGTGACTGCGCCGCAGGGGTTCCGGTCAACATCCATAGCCAAGTCTGTGGGGTCATTATTCTGTTCAGCGTTTTCCACCTTTCGGTGCTTACGTTTTTATAGTGGTTCGCTTCGTCCACAACAATCAGGTCAAACCCACCCTTGGCAATCTCCTGCTCTACGACAGCCACTCCGTCATAGTTGATGATCACAAATTCAGCCATGCCATTGACCACGCCACGGCGTTTTTCTACTGAGCCGTATGCGATGTCCACGGATCGGTGCATAGCAAACTTGAACAAGTCTGACCGCCATGCGGAGTCCATGATCGACAGGGGGCAGATCACCAGCACACGGCGAATTCGGCGTTGCTTCAGCAAGTAGTCTGCTGCCCAGATCACGCTGCCCGTCTTGCCCGTACCCTGCTCGTTTAGGCAGAACGCTTTTTTATGCAGCGTTAAGAACGCTGACGTTGTTTTTTGGTGTTCAAATGGTTTGTGCAGTCCGGGCCAGTCGTAGTTACGAAGGATCGGAGAAGGCACATTCTTTATTCGCAGGTTCTTGAGAACTTGTGCTTCGTCCAACCCCCAGTTGACCAGCACCGTGTTGGCGTCGATTGCTTTGCTCTTCGGGATAACATCCGTCACCTTTGCGGGGTTGCGAAGTTTCAGCAGCAGTGCTTTGTTCTCTATGATTTCCATGTATTTTATTTAGTACTGACATGGCAAAATAGGCAGAACAGGGTTAACTGTTCTGCCTACTGCGATTTGTCGGTTCCCAGAGGAATGAAACTCCGTGCCGACTGGTGTAGTTATGTATGAAAGGCTTTCGCCTTCCGGCCCCCCTCACCCACACCTTACAGGGGAAGCCGCCTACTTCTGAATTCATTGTACCGCCCAGCGGGGCGGGGTCAAGTCTTTTTCTCGCCTTTTTTGTGCAGATTGCGACTACGGTTAGCAGATGGTGACTCCAATTTATACCCATCTGCGTTAGTGCCACCCTTTGCCAACGCCTTGACATGGGACACATCCTTACCCGTGCGGTCTACACCCTTGGCGTCGAGGGCGCGTCTGGCCCGTTGCCGCTCCATGCGGTCAGGCAGTTCGTTGCGCTTCTTCTGCATCTCGTACTCGTGTTTGTACGGGCGGGGACTCTTGGTATATGGCATTTAACTTCTCCCGTTGTGGGGGCAACTCGTGACGATGCAGTGCGCTCGGCACAGTCCACTCGGCTTTGGGTTCCAGACATCATTCTCCATCGCCGTCTTCAAGCGATTATGCCGCTGAACCCACTTGTCCCAAAGGATTTCTTGCTGCCCGGCGTCGTGTTTATCCTTCACAAACGCATTACATATTACAAACAACAGCCCTGACTTCACTTTTTTTATACTAGGAAAGTGCTTGAACACGCACAGAGCCATGAGTTCCAACTGCCCAACGTCTGCGTACTTCGCGCTCTTGCCTGTCTTGTAGTCGATGACCCGCGCTTCCCCAGTTTCATGGTTGAGGATCAGCAAGTCGGCAATGCCACGGAACCAAACATCTGGATCGTTGAAGGCGCACGGTGTAAGGTCTTCCTTTACACCCATCTCGTATTCACAAAGTTTCTCGCCCCCCATCTTATTGAGGTTGTCGAGGGTGGACTTAGCAAAACTAAAGTACGGGGGCAGCGGCGTCCCATCTTTTATGTAGAACTCCGCTGCCTCGTGAAAGCGCGTGCCGTACAGCATGGCTTCCGTTTCCGGTTCACTGTGGTCTTTCAGAATCCGCAAGTGGTGATACTTACGGGGACATTGCTCAAACAACTTTATGCTACTGAAAGACCAACGTGTATTCACCGTGCGTTCCTGCTTTGCATGATCACCAAAGAATTACGGAGGATGCGACCTTCCGCGATCAGATGCACAGCCATCTCTTCTGCTCTAGCCAAGTTGCCGTCCAGACAATCATCGTGTATCTGCTTCGCCAACTTGTCGATCCGCATCAGCGGCATGGCGTAATCAACGATCTCTTCCACTTCAATTCGCTCAGTCATTAACAATCTCCATAAGATTTACCAAACCCGCTCTCACAGTTGAGCGGTAACCCTGTAGCCCATGCGGGAACCCACCGCATACACTCTTCTACGTATGCTTGTGCTTGTACAACTTCTGCATCGGGGACGACACACGCCACGGCATCATGCACCGTGAGTACCACTTTGTATCGCTTGGCGATACGCAGCATCTGCTCACCAATGATGCATCTTGCAATTGCTTGGCAAACATTCTCTACGACTTTACCGCCGTAGATGCGGATGCGCCCCTTGCGCGTCTTGTAAGAGAACTCAAAACCCTTGTCGCCTTCGTGCATCCCGA